AGTGAATATTGTCAAGTTTACAACGAGGAGAAGAATATGGCTTTTCAATTATCGCCTGGTGTTCTAGTAACTGAAAAGGATCTAACAAACGTTGTTCCTGCAGTTTCGTCATCAGCAGCCGCTTTCTGCGGAGACTTCATTTGGGGTCCAGTAAATCAGGTTGAACTAGTAACCTCAGAGAACGAACTGGTTAAAAAGTTCGGCAAACCTATTTTCAGCAATTCGGTAGACTGGTTTTCTGCCGCTAACTTCCTGGGCTATGGCAACAACCTGCAAGTTGTTCGTGCAGTAGGCGAAGGTGCTCTAAACGCAACTTCGAACGGAAATGGTATTTTCATTCCTAATGAAGAAACATACACCGTAGCTAATGCAAACGGTGATAACGGCGAAGGTGTCTTTGCAGGTAAATATCCAGGCGTTCTAGCCAACGGTCTTAGAATCGAAATGGCAGACTCAAATACTTTCAGTGGCTGGGACTATGAAAATCTATTTCCTTCTGCCCCTGGCACATCTGATTTCGCACAAACAGTAAATTCTGTTGACGATGAACTTCACATTGTTATCATCGACACAGCTGGCCTGATTTCGGGCGTCAAGGACAGTGTTCTAGAAAAGTTTGCCTATGTATCTAAGGCATCGAATGCCAGAAATTCTGATGGCTCATCGAACTATTACAAGAACGTCCTGAATTCTCAATCGAAGTTGGTATGGTGGCTTGATCACCCATTTGGAATGACAAATTGGGGCGCACAAGCATTCAACACAGAATTTGATGTTCTGTCATTCAGAGTATCCGATACTCTTGATGGTGGTACTAATGAAGCTCCATCAACAGGTGATGTAACAACCGGTTATAGCCTGTTCAAGAACAAAGACCTATATGACGTTTCACTGATCATCACTGGTGGTCACGATGTAGTAGTTCAACAATATTGTATTGATGATATTGCTCTAGATCGTCTAGACTGTGTGGTATTTGTTTCACCTCCAGTAGAGTCTGTTCTCAATAACGCTTCTGAAGCTGCTGCGGACGTAGTAACTTATAGAAAAAACAATCTAAACCGTGACACATCATACGCTGTTATGGACTCTGGTTGGAAAGTTCAATATGACCGTTACAACGATGCATATGTCAACATTCCTCTGAATCCAGACACAGCTGGTCTTTGTGCCCGCACAGACAGAACAAACGATGCTTGGTGGTCACCTGCTGGTCTAAACCGCGGTCAAATCAAGAACGTTGTAAGACTTCTTTGGTCGCCAAATCAGACCGAGCGCGATGAACTTTACAAGAACGGCGTAAACCCAGTTGTAACATTCCCAGGTCAAGGTAATGTTCTTTATGGTGATAGAACCCTTCTTTCGAAGCCATCGGCATTCGACCGTATCAACGTTCGTCGTCTGTTCATTGTTCTGGAAAAGGCAATTGCAACCGCTGCTAAGTATCAGCTATTCGAATTCAACGATGTATTCACTCGTTCGCAGTTCCGTTCGCTAGTCGAGCCATTCCTGCGTGACGTTCGTGGTCGTCGCGGCATCTATGACTTCCGCGTTGTTTGCGATGAAACAAACAACACTGGCGAAGTTATCGACCGCAACGAATTCGTTGCTGATATCTACATCAAGCCAGCGAAGTCAATCAACTTCATTTACCTAAACTTCATCGCAACTCGCACAAGCGTATCATTCGAAGAAGTTGGTGCCTAATAACCCGAATAAATAAATTTATAGGAGAAATCTAATATGGATATTTCAACATTTAAGGGGTTACTAGGGGCTGGTGGCGCAAGACCAAACCAATTCAGAGTAACACTAAACACTCCAGCCGGTGGCGGTGCCCTTGACCAGAAGTCTCTTCTGGTCACAGGTGCTGCACTTCCAGCTTCAAACGTAAACCCAACTATTGTCCAGTATCGTGGTCGTGAAGTCAAACTTGCCGGCGAACGTATCTTTGATCCATGGACAATCACAGTTATCAATGACTCAGAATTCTCACTACATGCTCCTCTGATGGAGTGGATGAATTCGATCAATAACGTCAATGATAATACTGGCCTTCTAACACCAGCTGAATATTATGCTCAGTTGGAAGTAGAACATCTTGACCGCAATGAAAATACCATTGCTAAATATGTTCTAAGAGATGCTTTCCCAATCAACATTTCGGAAATCGCTCTCAACTATGGACAGAATGACGTAATCGAAGAATTCTCGGTTACATTCCAGTATCAAGATTATGTGTATACTTCAAATAGCGGATCCGTTGGAGCCGCTTAATTAAAAGAAGATTAAATAATGCAAATTTTTGGGTATAAAATTGAAAAGTCTACGGCGCCACAGACAGAGAAATCGTTTGTGGCGCCAACGGACGATGGTGGCGTAGAGACAATTCGTGCCGGTGGTTACTATGGTACATACATCGACATTGACGGCACCGCAAATAATGAAATAGAATTGATTCGTAAGTATCGTGATATTGCTATGATGGCAGATATCGA